CAGTGAATTATTAGAGGAATTTTATTGTTCATAAATAAAAATTCTATAATGTGCGTGTCGCTTTATATCGAAATTGAAACTTGTAATTGATTGAAAAAATCAAATTGTGAGAGTATGTGGATGTGATTTAAAATAATTAATCACCACATTAACAATGTGCGTGTCGCATTTTTGACATGATATCTAATAAATATTATTCATAATAATATTTGGGAATTCAGATGAAACTTAAAAAACGAAATGAATATGTTGTGCGTGTCGCATTATATAAGAGGTTACAGATATTAGAAATAATATTTGTTTGAAAGAAGTTGGTGGGCACCAGCCCACCACTATCTTTTATTCTAGTATACTCCAATGATATTATCATTGTCGTGTGCAGAGAAAGTAAACAATCTTGCGAATCTACCATACTTCACGAATATATAAGTTGTAAGTATATTCAAGAGAGTAATAAGAATGAATGTAAATAATATATTATGTAAACTTAGGAAGTATAATATACCAATAGATAAACTACACACTTTAAAAAATCTTGACGTCTGTCCTTTCCATGTTCTTATATAAATATATAATAGCAAGAACGACGCTGCAAAAAATGTCAATAAATTTAATCCCAATCTTAGAAGATAAAACATCTTGTCCTCCTTTCTCTACCACGGACTTCGAGATTTACCTTTAAGTCTATTCACTCTTTTACCATTACCGAAATAAGAGTGAGCACCTAAGGTTATATCTCTGTCCTCAGCACCCGTAGAATTATCAAATAAACTTTCAGCCATAGAGACAAACTGAGAATTTTCAGTTGCCCGTTTATAAGTATCCCCCTCAAGAGTTTTAAAACCACTAAATCCACCGTCATTTAATGCATCTATTTTCTTATGCTCTAACTCTATTTCCTTTTCTGTAAGTCCTTCAAATGGATTTATTCTTATATCAAAAGCATCCATTTTATTGTAAGACAAAGCATCATCATCTGGAACATTCGGTGGCATTATACCGAATTTAATATCCATATCCATATCTTTATATAGTACATATAAAGCCATAAGATATGCCATTATAACGTCATCGTGATATCCGGGTAAGTGGTCTATTCTTCCAGAACCAGTTACAGTTAAATTCATAAGCTCTCTTGCAATATCAGGAGAGTTGAAATATGTCTTATATCTATTAACTCTTGTATTTAGAATTTCTTTAGTCATAGTTTCACGAACTGTATGGTCGTTATTTAAACCATATTGACCTTTAGTTATTCTACCGTCAGATGAGTTAATATAATAAGAAGCGTTAGACGCTGTAGATTCATAGTATAGGTTATCAACGATATCTGAACAGTGTTTCAACTTATCTACAACCCCTTTACCTATACCAGTTCGCTCTACTACTATTATTGCGTTAGGAGTATATTTACGATAGAAGTCTATTATTATTTTGGAGAAGATTTCTGTATCTTCTGTATTAGTTCTAAATGTAAATAGAACCTTAGTAGTTTTAGGGTCTACTCCTACCATAGTAGAATAGTCAGACTTATCAGTTCCCCCACCACCTGCTATATCAACACCAATTACTATCTTTTTAAGTTTAGCTTCTTCGAATCCCGGGAAAGTATTAAATACAAATCTATTATTAAGTATTATCTCTTTCATAGGAGTATTCTTCGTGTATATTTCAATAAGCTCTAAGGCTCTTCTTGAAAATGGTGAACGGTTTAAAACCCTCTTCCATTTAAGCATTACTTCTACATCGAATACTTCTCTATCTAGCTTTCTAAGTCTTTCTACTAACCATTCTTGAGTAAATCCTAGTTCATTATAAGCAAATGAGCAAAAGACTATATCTTTATTTCCATTTGCTCTCATATATTCTTTTAGCTCTTCTTTTGACAAATCAAACATTATAAGATTGAATTTAACACAATCTTCAAATAGAAGTTTATATAACCATTCTCCCTCTTTAGTTGTAGCATCAGGTGGAGTTGATGTCATAGTAATATTATGAGGTGCTCCAACCTTATCAGCGTTTGCTGCAGCTTCTTCGTGAGCAGGTTGTGCTGACCCGTATGCAAACCAGTTATACTTAGACCAACCTATTTCGTCAAATCCTATTTTAACAAGCGATTTTCCCCGTCCAGTTTTCATTGCTCCTTCTTTAGTTTGACCAGTTGTTCCAGCGTATATCTTGTTATTCCAAAGCTTATGATGTATCTCCATAGTTTTTGAGTAATCTTCACAATCCATTATCTGTATATTACCAGATGAGTCTTCTTTAGTTTTGTATCTAAAGAGTTGCATAAAAGATGGAAGAAGCTCAACTATATCTATTACTGCTTGTAAGTTATCCTTTGCTTTTGGTAAGTTATTGGCAAACAGTGCCATTTGTGAATTACGACAAGCAAGGTTCCAGCACCAACCAACAAGTGCGTTATCTGTACCAGATTTGTAAGTTTGTCTTGGTTGTTCAAGATAATATGTAATATCATTTGCAGTTAAATACATAGATGTAAAAGAACCTATATGGAACTTCATCTTTGTAGGACCTGCCGGTGTTGGTATACGAACTACTTCACGACAGTAATAAATAAGATTAGTTGTGGACTCTTGAATTATTGCTTCCTTTTGTTCTTGAGTTAAATCAGGGGAGAATGGGTCAACATTGTCAAGTGCTGGGTTAGTAAGAAGTAGTGGTAACCACCACCTCTTTACTTTTAAATTAAATAGCACTTTAGCAAAGTTAATCGCATACTCATTACCTGAGTTAAATTGAACTGGTGGACGCTTATTTGGGAATTGTGCCATCAAATCATCATACATCAAATCCATAGTGTTTTTAGGTTCTCTGTCTTGATGTATAACAGCATTCTTCTCAATATCAAAGTTTACATCTATCTGTCCTTTATAATCATATCTTGCTCTTGGAGTATCTGTATCTTCAGGAAGAACAGATTCGTTTGGATTATGCTTATTCATATAAGCATACCTTGCAGGGTCATCATCTTCATAATCTCCTACATGGTCCATAGCTACAAGGCTTTCAGCTATACGAATTGATTCAGCGTCAAATCTAACATCTACATTTTCTTCCTGAGACAAGAATTCTCTTATGTCTTGGGATACATTTCTTTTATAATTGGAAAATTGTGGGTCTTCAACATCATCTAAAAATCTATTGAAATCCATCGCCATTTATTATCCCTCATATCCAGACGGGTAAGCGATGTTAATTGTCATTCTTGATTTCTTATGGTCGAACTTACGAGTTTCCTCAATATCCTTTTGAAGTGTGTTTATAACTATCTTAATTGCATCTTGAGCTTCTTTAGTCTTAAGCTTTCTTCTTAAAGCTTGACACTCTTGCAATACAATGTATGCGTTATTAATAGCATCCTTTTTAGAATACTTAGTAGTAATGTATTCCATATCTATTTTAGCAATAGAAGCTTCTCTTGCCATATTAGTAACTTTCATCATCTCAGCCTCTATCTCATCTTCAGTAAATGTAATAGATTCAGCATACATTCTTATTTCTTTTTTATCTATCTTAGCTTGTAGAGCTTCTAAGATATCACAAGATTCAGCATACTTTAAAAGCTCTTTTGAAGCAAGTATCTTTGTCATGTCTTTAGGTTGTACTTCGCCATACTTGAAGTTTCTCTCAACTGTACCTTCAAATGAATACTCCATAGATTTGAAGTTTTCAGGACTTTCCATAAATCCAGTATTACAAGCTTTCATTATTCTTGATAGCATGAAATCAAATGGAGAACCGCTTTGTCCTTTACCCATAGTAGACTTTAGTACAACTTCGATATTCATAAGCTTAGTAGTCATGTGAGTATTTAGTATATTTCTGACTATGTATGCTAAAGTAGAGTCCATGGTTTTGATATTCTTTGTATCTCCTTTTATAGCATCATTTATTGTCTCAAATATTACAAGCTCACAAAGTGCAAGTCTTAAAGCGTAAGACCTATTTCCTACTTCTTCCTCTTTTCTCCATCTTTCTACAGCTGTATAATCATTTGTAAGCTCACTCATTCTACCATCAGTTGAGCGTACAAGGTCTATAAATGGAGTCATAAGTCTATTAGCTCTTAAGACTTGTCCTATTCTTGTAACTATTCTACCAAAGTTATTTAGGTAAGCTATAATAAGTGGAGTAAACTCTTTCATTATCTTTTCATTTAAAAGTCTTTGCTCTATAGTTTCAGCCTTTATCTTATCATTAACTGTATCAAGATATAACTCATCTATTACAACTACAAGTCTATCGATACCGTGCAATTCTCTTACAGCACCTAAGTCTTTTGCAAGAGCTTCAGCTAAATCTAAATCTTCTTCAAGTTCATCATTCTCATCTCTAGTTTCAACTTTGATTTCCATATTTACTTTAGGATAATCAAGAGGAATATTTGTATCTTGAATTATAGCGTCATAAGTCTTATAAGCACCATCATAATTGTGAGCTACTTCCCTTCTTGAGTTATTACCTATATAAAAAAGAAAAGCAGGATATATGTCTATCATCTCACTTGGTTCTTCTGGATTAAATCTATCTCTTCTTCTTTTACAATAAGTAAAATCAAGCTTAATACCAGAAGCTTTATATATTTGTGAACCTAAAAAATGCAAAGGTTCTTTAAGCATTTCTAATTTATTCATATATTAAAAACCTCCTTGTTTTATTATAAAAATTAACTAAAGGGGTGTTTGGGACGGTTTTGTAAACGGAACGCAGAAATAAAAAAAAAATAAAGGTGAGGAATGAACCTCACCAATATTTTTAGAATGTCTTATATCTGTAGAAACCTTTATGCTTAAAGATATTCTTTTTAGCAACAGAACCATCAGCTAAAGTTTCTTCTATGCTAACTCTTTCTGAATAAGCATAGTATAGCGGTATTCTGTCTATATCCATGCAAATCAAAACTACAGCAGGTGCGAACCCCGCCAAGTGCATGGCTTCTATACCATTTAATTCAGCATATTCCACTACGTCATTGCAAGTTCTAGCGTAACTATCAGGGTTCATTTGAGCCCATCTAGCTTTCAAATCATCTGGTAATTCTACTATAACATAACCTTTTTCTTGTAACTCTGCAATTTGTTCTAATCCCATAACATGATTAGAAACGTTTAGTAATTTTCTCATAAAACATCGACCTCCCAGTCATATAATTTTTAAATTAAGACATTGACCTAATATGCCATTCATATTATTGTCTGTCTTCTATGTTTATTATATATAATTGAAAATTAAAATGGTGCAAATCACTTCTTATCCCAATCTTCATCAGGGTCAAACCTATTTTCTTTCTCCCATCTAACTTGTGCTTCTCTAGCATTACGAACAGCATCGTTTCCTTTATTTCTTGTAATAGAAGCTCCTTCTGTAACGAAGAAGAAACTCATATCATACTTCTTACATAATTCTTCAACCTCTTTACATAGTTGTCTAGCTTTAGCCAGTTTCTTTTCATTAATACTTTCCTTTTGTGATTCTGCTATAAGTCTTAATATATTTGTATTCATATTATAAAATATCCTCCTCTTTTTTATTATAAAATACATACAGTTCATTACGTTTGTATTCTGTATAGCCTAGAGACATATATAGTTTTTGAGCTTTATAGTTATTAATACCTGTGACAATTTGAATACCTTTATCTTTAGACTTATGTCTCTCATTCCATAATATTTTTTCCAATCTACGAATTACTTTAGCACCGTAACCTTTATTTCTAAATTTCTTATCTATGAATAAAGCTATTATTTCCAAATTTTGGGAATATCGTATTGATGTAAAACCTATGTCTTTACCGTTAAGTAATATAAGGAAGTAAGCCATATCTTTATTATTCATTTCTATAGATATACCTTCGTCTAATTCTTTTTCAGTAAATTCCTTCTTTTTCCTTTTATCTATAGATATCTCGTAATCTTCTAATTCATCAAAATAATGACGTATTCTAACAAAATCTTTTAAAGTATCTTTGTCGTCATAACCTTTAGAAAATGTAACATGTTTCAATTCTAAATTTTTAAAATCTGGTATTCGCATATTTTTAAACCTCCTAAATATATTATCTAAAATACAGTTCATAAATACCCCACAAACACCCAAATATAATAATTTTAAATAAAGGGGGATACCAAATGTATATTAAAAAAGGAGTACCTTATAATATAGTAAGTGATGATAACTATACAGGAAATAGCTTTGTTACTATGGCAGATATAATAGTTTCTGATATAATTCTCGAAGCGATATTCTCAAAAGAGACAAGAGTAAATATTAAAGGACTTGAAACTATGCCAGAATCAAGAAAGTTATGTGAAGATGTTTTAGATAATTTAAGAGAAGATACAATCTTATATGATACAGATAAGATTATTGAGATAGACAACATTTATTCAACAGCATTACAATCTTTAGAAAGAGAGTATGCTTGTTATGAAGTATCTATGCTTGGAGTATCTTATATACCTGAAGATTATGGTTCATCTTTTACACTGATTAAAATGGTAACTTATGAGAATATAGACGGAAATGAACTTCACCAAGTTCATTATATTTTACCGATATTTTCAAATGATGTAGTTCTTGCTAAAAATATAAACTTTGCACTACATATATCGGGAGACGGACAAGCTGAGTTTATAGAACTTCCAATGATAGAGTCAGGAGACACTTATGCTTTGGATAGTAGAAAATTAATAGATATATGTATAGCTTCTAAAGCATATAGTTTATATTTTACAAATTTAATTCAGCACAATAAGTTATTTGTAGTTCCAGTAGAAGAATTTGCAACTCAACTTGCAAGACTTGGAATAGTAAACTTCATACCAGCTCAAGGACTTGGAATTTATTTTGATGAGCAAAATAGAACTTTACTCGGAAATCTTACAAGTAATAGTATATCTTTGCAAAAGTTTGACCCAGATACAATAAATGCTTTACCTGATAAGATAGTTATGTATGACAATAGATTATACGCTCCTAAGTTTGAAGACCAAACTCTACCTATAACTATTGAAATATTTGACGCAGGACAAGTAACTTATGCTGGACAATATATGGACGATAACTTTATAGAAGTAATAGATGAAAGAGCAAAGCAAAAAGAATATGCTGAAGCTGATACTTCTGAAAAGGTTGGTAGAGCTGTTGAGAAAGCTAAAAGAATACCAAGACAGATAATAGAAAAGGGTAAGAAGATTATGTCATCTATGCGTCGTGCTATAGTTGAATATAGAAAAGCTAAAGATGATGATTTAAGAGAGAAGCTTATAAATGATGAGTTTATACCAGTTATAGATAATGGTATGCAATGGCTTGTCGGTGGAGCTACAGCTTTCGGAATATACTTTCTTGTAATTGCAAATCCAGTTATAGCACTTCTTGGTGGTGGAGTTGCAAGAGAACTTAAAAAGATACACGATGCTAATGTGAGAACTCGTGTTATGAAGATGATTAAAGATGAACTTGAAGTTATTGATGAGAAGATAAATGATGCTAAATCATCTGATGATAGAAAGCAAAAGTATGCTCTTATGAGAATAAAGCAATCTCTTGAAGCAAAACTTACTTATGTAACTAGAAAGAGAAAATTAGCTTAAGGAGGTATATATGAATTTCTTAGGTAAATTAGAAAATAGTTTAAAACCAAAAGAAGAAAAGAAAAAGAAACTTTATGGAGAAGCAGATATAGACGGCTTTGACGCTTCTATATTTAATCTTCCTGAGGATATGCAAACTGATGTAGCTGAGGTTCAAACTGAAACTGCTACTAACGCTTTAAATGATATTCCTGAAGAACCAGAAGACCCAACCGATGATGATATTCCAGAACCTGATTATGAAGAACCTACAGACAATTTAGAAGATAATGAGTTTGCTATGGATGAAGAAGCTGATAGTGACGCTGGTTATTCAGAAGAAGGAAGCGAAGAAGATGAGAATATGTTTGCTGAGGGTGAAGATGAAGATACACCCGAGTTTAGAAGAAAGGCTAGAAAGCTTAATAAATCATTCTCACTTTTATATGACCAATATAAAGATTTAATACAAAAGCTAAAAGATATAGATGCTACAGGAGATAAAGCTACTGTACTTAATATCATAATAAATGAATACGAAAATCAACTTCAGGCTTTAGTTGATTATGTTGATGATAATGATGATACTTGGGTTATAAGATTTCAAACTTTCGTTGAATTTAGACTTGCGTTTGTAACTCTAAATAAAAAGCTATCTCATATCCAAGAAGATGTCAATATACTTCAATAAAAGGGCGTTTAAAAGCCAAAAATAACATAGTGGTAGTTAAAAATTATTAAATTTAAAATAAATTAGGAGGTAAATAAATATGAATACTACACAAATTAGAACTAGCTTAAAAGCTTCAAATGTTACTGCGAAGACTAAAAAAGCTATTGAAGGTGTAGGAGCAGTGTTAAAGGGATTTAAAACTTATGCTGAGAATCAATCAGTAAACTTAAGTTCACCTTCAGCACCTGCATCTATGAAAGCGAACTTAAAAGGTTTCCAAGATGCTTTGACTGCAAGAATAACTCAAGATGTTGCGGTGTCTAAATATGGAAATGATACAAATGGTAAAGTATTGTATGTAGAAATGCAAAGAATAGCGAATGCGGATATAGCTACTATTAATACAAGATTTGCTAATGAAATAAATCTATATTCAGAAAGTATGATGGCTGGGGAATATCACCCATTCCAACTTGCTATTTTACCACATGTGTACTTAGAAACTTTATCACAAAACTCAAGATTTTTAATGCCTACAAAGGAATATGTTTCTGAACAATTACCACCAAGAAAAATGCTTACAAGACAAGTTGTAATCGAAGGAAAGAAATATGACTTCCCTCATTGTCTTAAAAATCCTGAAGTTATGAGAAAGTTAAGAAGTGCTGGTTCTGAAGCATTTGAATATACATTAACTGATATGACAAAGAAATCATTTAATATATTCAAAGAAGCTCATAAAGGTACTCAAGGAGAAAGCTCTCTAGTTCCTCAACTTGATATCGTTAAAGTTAAATATACTGACGCTGGAACAACTCAAGATGAAACTGTAGAAATGAAAGTATCTTCAGTTTTACCTGATGCTAATAACTACACAATGGGTAAACTTTATAAAGAAGTAACATCTAGCAAAGCTAATGCTAATACAACAGCTATAGTTGCTGCTGAAGTAAACTTCGCAACTGGAGATATTAAAATAGTTCACTCAAGTGAAGTAAAAGAAATAACATTCAAAGTTTATATGTCTGGTGCTTATAATAGACAATCAGCTTCAATAGATATTGAAACTAAACCTATTATACAAGTAATCAAAAACAGAATAAACATGATATTCGATTATGACCCGGGTTCAATGCAAAACTTCTTATCACTTGAAAATATTGATGGAGTTTTGGAAGGACAATCAATCATATTCGATGTAGTTGTATCTGCAAAAGACCAATATGCTTTTGATACTTTAAATGGAGTATTAACTGACCTTAAAGCGATGAAAGCTGCAAACTTTGATTTTGAAAATTCAGATTCTGGATATTGGGCTTCTACTCACTATACTAAACCGGGAGTAGCAAATGGATTTAGACCAACATCTACAGAACAATGGGAAATAGATGAACTTGGTAGAAGAATTAAAGAAATGCATTCTGTAATGGCTACTAAGTTTAAATCTGTATCTGGAATGCAATTCAACTGGTGGGCTTCTCCTATAAATGTACAAAGATTTATAAGAAGCACTCCTATCATAACTAAGAATGAAAGTTATGGAGGACTTACAAATGAATATGCAGTATATGGACTTCAAGTTGCTGGACAAACTTGTAAAATGGTAGAAACTGAAAGAGCTGAAGACAAAGACGGAATCAAATGTGTTCCATACTCAAATATGGAATCTCAACCAACATTCGAATTCCAACAAGGTCCACACGCTTTATATACAGATGGAACTTTCAGAAATCCTTCAAGACCACATATGCCTGCAATAGCATATTATGATTATTATGATTGTAACTATGTATTTGCAATTCTTGGAGAAATCGCTATTTCTGATACAGTTGCACCTTAATAAAAAAAATTAAGATACTGTCCTTCGGGGCAGTATTTTTTTTTTTAACTAATATATAATAAGGAACGAACCTCTATATATGATATTATATCATAATATATAAATTAGACGTAATAGTAAAGCTGGGGTTATCCCAGCATTTTACTAACACTTCTGTGATTAACTTATTAAGGAGGAATAATATGGATTTACTAAGTGATAAAGTAGAAGTGTGTGCACCTTATCTTAACAAAGATATGCAGTATATAGAAACTCTAATTAAAAGTAAGAGTGATTATATTAATAAAACTATAATTATGGAAGAATGTAGTGAACTCATAAAGGAAGTTTCTAAATCTGTAAGAGATACTAAAAATAAAAAAGAATTGACTGAAGAAATGGTAGATGTTATAATATCTTTACAGATGCTTATGAGAATGGAACATATAACTCAAGATGAAATTGATAGAGAATATAATAAAAAGATGAAGAGAAATTTACTCAGAATTGATACAAAACAAAGGATAGAAAACCTTAAACAAACATCGTTATTCTCTATTAAATGAGGGTATTTGAACCATTAAATAGGTGGTAAAAGGAGTGTGAGAGTTCAATGGAATGCTTATTGCAATATGTTGATATAACTCACGTATATTCATATACTCTAGGGAGTATGTGCTACATATTTATTTTGGGGATATTGGATTTATGTGAAGAATAAGGTAATATGGTATGAAATTGGGGGCATAACGCCCCCAATAAATGCTGTTTTGGAACACTTTTTTAGATATTTTAAATTTAGAATAATTAGGAGGTAAATATAAATGACTGGAAAGTTAATTACTTTATATGGAGAGTCTTCTATCGAAACTACTCCAAGAAGTAGAGTTGTTGAAAGAAAGTTTATAGGTAATCAAATTAAATGGACACAAGAATGTATTACATTTGGAAGACAAACAAGAAATGGTTTTACTTTCAATAAGAATGAGTTTATGGACGCTATTGCTGACCCTTTCGTTGACGATAGAATTAGAGGTAAGAGATTTTATAATGAGATGGACCACCCACCAAAAGCAGACTATGAAAGATTTATAACTGTTAATATGAAAGAGGTTTGTTATAGAACTAATAGATTCTTCTTTGAAGGAGATAAGCTATATGCTGAGTGTGAAACTATAGATATTGGAAATGGTAAGATACTTCGTGCTATGATAGAGCAAGATGCCGAAATCGCTGTTTCATTTAGAGGCTTTGGTATTCCTAAACCTGAAGGTGGAGAAAAGATAAAACTTGTTGCATTTGACGCTGTATTCCAACCAAGTGATGCTACAGCTTTATCAAAAGAAGAAACATTTAAAAACAAAATGTATTCTGAAGGATACTCTATGGAAGCTATAATAAACGAGATGAATAAAGCTGGAATGTTATCTACAGTTAATATTCCTAAGACATCATCTTTATATGCCGAATCATCTCTTGAAGGTATAACTCCTATAAGAGCATTTAAAGCTGGAGGAGAAACTTTAGGTATAGAATATGCTACTAAAGAAGAAATAGAAAGAAATGCTAAAGCTCAAGGATTTAGAAACTTTATCATTAATTTCTAAGGAGATGATGATATATGAATCCAAATAAACTTATAAAGGATATAAAGCAAAGTCTTGGTATAGGTACATTTATTGTAACTATGTTTACAGACTATGATTTATTTGAAAGGATACTTGCGTCCGCTAGGCTTTGGTTCTCAAGAATATATGCTCATGAGATATATATTCCTAAGATAAACTTTACTAACGAAATGAAATATAATAGTAGAATTTTAACATTTAGAATACCAGAGTATATTATGGAAGAGCTTAAATATGAAGGTACATCTATAATAGATGTGAGACATCTTCGTCCAGCACCATCAGATGTTGATGCGAATACTGGTATGATGTATCTTCCTAATGGTTCTACTATGTATCCGCCGATAAATGATAGTGGTGGATATAGTTCTAGTTTCTTTGGTAGTATGCAATCAAAACCTTCATATTATATGCAAGGTATGTCAGCACTTCTAGGAGTTGCACAAACACAAGCCGCTTATGATATGTATAGAAAGCCAATAAAGGCTAAGTTTCGTGCACCTAATATGATAGAGTTTGATGTAAGAGGAGCATCTCCCTATATTGATGCTTATGAACTAAGACTTAAAGTAGGACACCCTAAAAATCTTATGAGTATAGATGAGCCGCATTATATTATGATGCAAAGACTTGGTATATATGATGTGCAAGAGCTTTTGTGGAATAGTGAGCTTAAAGGACTTGACGGACTTTCAAATGGATATGATAATATTGCTCTTAGAATAGATGATTGGCAAAATGCTTCACAAAATAGAGCTGAGTATATTAAAGAGCTTGAAGCTGATATAGTTCTTATGGAAGGTATATCTAGTTATTAAATGTGACAACATATATCTGGTATATAAAGCTTCCTATTGTAAAAACGGTGTTGGTAATACTCGAGTTAAGTCCAACATGAGGTGGTTGCACATTACTTAGTACACGATAAGCGGGCAAGGGTGCCAGTGCCGAGGCGTCGAAAGCGTATGTGCGTAAAAATGGAATCCAGTCTCTAGGTTAATAGTAACCCTTCGATAGGAACATATACCCCGGATTAGTTCTTTTATGCTTTTTAATATAAACTTGTGATAACAAAAAAAAAAATAGGAAGTGGGCTTTATGCCCACAACTTATTTTTCGTCATAATTTATTAGAGATGATGCACTATACGGATTACGATTAGTATTTTTAGTAATATATGATAGATGGTCGTATATACATAATTTTCTACCATTACCATAATCTAATATAAAATGTAGAGCATCTGAAGTGGCATAAGAGTATATGTCTTCTTTAGGTACATTTATAAAGTTTACATAGATTACTTGTCTATGCAGATACTTCTCAAGCTTCTTATTATCTGGAAGCTCATTAAAATCTCTAGTCTCAGCTATCTCAAAAGATACACCATTATAACCCATTTCTCTTATGTAGTCATCATCATAAGTATTAGGGGCTATGATGAAATGGTATTCCCAGTTTGTAGTTCTATGCTTTTCGTATTGCTCTCTTACAAAATCAGGAACTGAGCTTTTTATCCATAACCAAGGTACATACTTAGTTATAATAGACACGGTATCTAAAGAATAATCGGATAAATCAAGATGCTTTAGAACTTCTCTTTCTCTACCTTTATTTACAGTAAAGTAAGTATCTATTATATCTGTATGGCTTGATAGTCTTTTATCTAAAACTATCATCTTACCAGCTTTAATATCTCTTAGAGTATCTTCAACTATATTTAAACCTAAAGCATACACTGTTTCTCTACAGTGATATTTGCTCATCTTAGTCTTAGCGGCTTCTAAGATAGTTGAATATTTAGGCTCAAGTTCACTATCCCATTGTCCTTCTGAGTAATGGTTTATAACTTCAAATTCTCCTATTCCATCTCCTTTTACTTTTTCAAAAGAGATATACTTTAGTATCATAAATGTATAGTCTCCGTGAGCTCTAGTTCCTACCACAACGATATCATCTTTATTTAAGATGAATAGAGCATGATTATCATTACTAAGATGTCCACCAGTTCTTATAAATACTGGCTTCTTTCTGTTAGCATTTTTGTCTCCAATAATAACACAGTTAGCAGAGTTTGTCATAGCTCCACCACATTCCCATAAAGCTGGCATCCCGTTCTTTGTTAAAGCGATATTTCTTTTCATAATTAATCGACCTCCTCAAGTCTTTTCAAAATTAAATTAAGGCATCTACCCATTTGTATTGTCTATTACGATAATAATATATAATTAAAAAAAAAATGCTCAGGAACGCAGAAAATAAAAAAAAAAATAAAGGAGAGGAATGAACCCCTCCAATATTTTATACTTCTGGTATTAGATTATGTTTGACACCGTATCTAGCGATGTCGTCAATTACTGCCTGTTCTAATTCTCTATTGATTCTGATAACATCGTCAAAATGAATTTCAGGCTCTCTACCTTTCCAGAACTTACACCAAGCTCTGTAATATTTTGGCTCATCGTGGATGTCCATATAGAACTCAAAATCAACATAAGTGCCGTCAGCAATATCATTTCTAGTTTGATATTCTTCGTCAGCGAATTTAATTCTGTCCTTAATGTTGTTTTTGATATCTTCTATCTTTGGTGTATTATAAAGACATCCTATTAATTCCCAACCATTCCAAAATTCCCAACCAATTTCGTTAGGTTCGACTGGTTGATATTCTTCTTTCACCAATTTACAAGAAGCAAAAGACATAGCTATAGTTTTAACATTTTCCAAGTTTCCAAAGTTTGATTTTCTCATTTTAATACCTCCAAGTATTTATTAAGTTTAGACAGTGGAACTCTTAAGCCTTCTTAAGTTTATTCCTGTCTTTCTATGTTTATTATATATAATTGAAAAAATAAATGAGGTAAGGACAAGCCTCACCCCATTATTTATTATTAATTAATCATATCAATACTATTATCTGTATCATTATTTATACTTTCTATTCTGGCATTTACCCAAGATATAAAATAATTCTTATAATCATCTATATAATCTTTAGAGTATTCCATAGCTCCTCTTTTACCAGATAGTATATATTTTATATAACCATCTATAGCTGGTCCTACAACTCCTACAACTTCAGAGCTTGTAAGTAAGTTATCTTCTTCACAATGGTCCATTTCTATAGTGTGTCTTTTAGTTACTTTATCGTAAGTTACTCTTAAAGTAATAAGACCGTAAGCAAATGCTATAACTCCAGTTTCATTTAAAAATACATGAAACTTAAACTCTTTATCTGTATCTTCATACAGTTCACAATGTACAGTATATTTTACATTACTCATTTATTTCCTCCAATTATCAATAAGTATTAATATAAATACAAATATAACTATTCCTACTATACCTAAGAGATATATAAGAACATCTACAAAGAATTTAGCAAGCCAAACTCCTATACCAAATAAGAAACCTTCAGCCATTAGTCATCTCCTTCCAAATGTCTAAGTGTGCTTCTTTTTACTTTCTCAGCAAAACTATCACTATAAGTATATTCCTTAGAAGATTTATAATTTATATATCCTAATTGTCCGATAAAATCGTATATACTATCTCCTATAAAATCAATAAGACAAGCATCGTTAAGTATTGTCATATCTATTATTTTCTTCGAGTATACATCAACCTTATCAGCATATCTTGCCTGTCGGTTACGATATATTACTTCAAGTTTCAAAGCAATCATATCATTTTGCTTATTATCTATTAAAGATAAAGACAGAGTATAAACTCCGTCTTCAGCATTTTTAATTTTTATACTTAATTTATAACTCATTCTTTACCACCTTTATAAGCTTCTTTTATAACTTCTTCTATTTTAAAAAATCTATCTTTTGATATTTCTTTTAATTCACTTTCAGCTTCTAGTTCTATTGCTTGTATTAAACTTGCTTTTATGCTATCTACTTTACAATAAAAGCCAAATTCTACAGTTGATGTCTTCTTATCAAGTCTTCCCATAAGTTCTACCATTTCCTTTATAAGTCTTTCAAATACTCTTCTATCATTTAAGAACTTATAAAGATTATTCTCAGCATCAAAATACGGAAGGATATCGAGTCTAAAAGCTTTCTGACATAATTCTTTATCTTCACTAAGATTATATCTTTCAATCTCAACCAGTCCTAAAGCTCGTCCTCTATCTTCAGTAACAGACCCTATGAATAATTCCTCTTCACTGTCAAATTCTAAATAGCGTTTAACTCTAGCTTCCACCTTTATAGAATCTAACTTTCCATCTTCAAACTCTTTTTTCTTTTCCATTTCAACTACAAATCTTTCTTTCATTATTTTTCTCCTTTCAATGATATTTCTGTTAATATATCTCCAATTAAACTATCTATAGTAGGTAAGTAATCACATAATGCTTCATCATCAAGTTTATTATGATATACTTGTGCTATAGTATCTATAACCTTTTTATTATGAAGTATATGCTTTGCTATATTCATAGTAAAGTATTTACCTTTCTTATAATCTCCCGTTATGATAGATTTATTCTGAGTCTTATAAACTCTAAGTATAATTATCTCTTTACTATCATAAGGCTTATTCTCTAAAGTTGGATTTATATTATCAATATATGTATTGATACTTATTTTAAATTCAAATCCACCTTTATCACTTTTAGTCATCTTTTTTCTTTTAACAAGAATCTTTCTAGTTGTCTGCATGTTCTTCCTCCTTCTTTCTTCTTGCTTCAAAATTAAGTCTTAATTTAAGTGCCTTTGTGTATCCAGCTATAAGTATTCTCGGAGCGTAGTAATTTATCCAATCCGGATATAATTTTATATAGTCTTTTATATCTTGCTCCTTATGAGTTGTGTATTGCTTATTTTCATACATAACATTCATAGTCTTACCAAGCCATACTTCATCAAAGTTATCAACATTTGTAAACTCAGCCATATATCTAGTTATAGTATTTACAGCTCTATCTTCAGCAAGAGATGTATCACTTGAGAATGTTTCCAATATGTAATCTTGCTGATGTTTTGAAAGTATAGTATTAGATAGCTTACACATAGGCTCATTTGATTTAGACACATAATCAGCTATCATAGATAAAACTGCGTATAGTTGCATCTTAACCTTTGTGAAATCTTCATCAACTTTCTTTGCATCTACTTCTAACTTACAAGCTTCTTCTAATTTCTCACGGTAGTATTTATAAGTCTTTATAGTACCCTCTAGTTCTTCCTTTGAAATTAGGTCAGTGTAATTGCTTGAACCATCTACAAAGCCTATACAATACCCTACAACAGCTCTACGTGCTTCTCTTGCAAATAAATCAGAATGAAAGTTTCTATACCAAAGATTTTTCATTTCCTTTATATCTTCATCTGATACATCTACACTTCCTCTTTTAAAAGGATATAAAGATAAAGCTTTCTCACAATACTTATCAATTACCATTATTATCATCTCCTATATAGTTTTCTGTGCATACTGTAGCTATCATACAAAGTGAAGATAGAAGTCTTATATATTCAAATTCAAGTCCAGCTTCAATATTATGATTATCAAGAGTTTTACAAGCATTCTTATAAGCATCTACAACATTATCAAATTCTTCTAAACTAAACATTTCAGTTTTACCGTAAGTTGCTGTAGCTACATCATCAGCAAACTTTTGCATAAGATAGGCTGATGTATCTTTAGCAAAAAGTTTTCTCCAATTTGAAAATGTAAAATCTACAAATTCTTTTCCATTACAGTTATCAAATTCATAATCTTTAACTTCACAATTTTCATGCCATAATTCCAATAACCTTCTACCGTTAAAAATAAATTCATTTTCTATACGTATCATAATGATACCTCCTTTTAATATAAATTGTGACATTGAAATATATCTTGTCATCTATGTTAATAATATATAATACTATAAAGTAATTCGGAAAGTAGAAAAAAAAAAATAAAAGTGGAGCCGAAACCCCACTAATATTTTTATTCTTCATCATAACCATAAATATCTCCGAAGAAATATTGAGGTTCTATATATTGATAACCTCTTTTAATTTCTTTAGTTAATCTATGACTATCTTTATAAGTAAACCAATAGACATTACCGACGTCAAATACTTGACCGCCTTGTAATATTATTAGTTCGTCTCTATCATTTTCTCCATACTTGATAGTCTTTATAATACCTTCTGGAAATAATAATACCAATGTAGTCCATCTTCATCTTCATAAGATTTCCATTTCTTAGTATTATGAATATTATAAAGATTTCTTAAAGTTTTGTATACAAGTTTAGGGTCAGCATCAAATCTTAAATCCGCATTGTAATAATTGAAGTTATCAAGATTATTTGCAACCCAACCATAATCTCCTATCCACCATTTAGTAGATATAATAGAGATGTGCTTAACTTTCCATTCTTTACAAAGTCCTAGAACTTTAGGGATATATTTTAAGTTTAAACCGTTCCCTCTTCTTCTCTTTCTAGCACCATCATTCACTAGGCATTCTCCAACTTCATTCCAATCCATACCTATAATTTGTGCAGCTTTTCTTAAATTTGTCATTCTAATCGACCTCCCAGTCATATATAATAAATTTAGACATTGGAACTCTTACACAGTGTAAGTTTATTCCTGTCTTTCTATGTTTATTATATATAATTGAAAAAAAAAAACGAGGTTAGTAATATTCTAAATCATCATCTATACATTTAAGTATAGCGAGCATAGTAGCTTCTAAATCATATATAGCGTCATCTCTCATAGGATGTTCTTCTAGTATATCTTTTAAGAAAATTTCATCATCTCTACACCATTCATCCTTATCAGCAAGTATAGCTTTTAAAGTGAACTTAGCAAGATTTAAACTTTCAAATCTTTTACACCAATCATTATATAATATACATTTAAGCTCCGATGCTTTTTCAGTATTAACTGTATCTGTATTTTTTACTGAATATACTTTATTTGTAAGCTCTATAACATCCTTAGCATAATCTATCATTTCTTTTAAAGTTATTTTATCCATTATATATTCCTCCTTATAAAGTTACCCAATTTAATGTAGCCAGTATTCTAGTTTGTAGCTCATATATAAAATCCTTATCATCTCTAAAACCTTTATTCCAAATAAATTCTTCTAAAGAATACTCATTATCGTCGTTATATTCATCATATGTGCAATGAGCATGTTCTAATGAGAATAACGCAAGTGTCTTATTGCCACCAAATCTTTCATACCAATCATCAAGAACTATCCTTTTAATATTAGTACATTCTTCAACTTCTTTATCTACAGATACATCATCAAAACTATGATGACTCATTATAACTTGTAAGTTTATTACATCTACAGCGTATTTTAAAAGCTCTTGTTTCGTAAGCATATTATCACTCTCCTTTATTATATTGCTTATAAAAATCAAAGAAAATAAGATGTACTGCCATAACGGCAGTACAAAATATTATTAATCATCCATTGTAGCTTTATCTGATTCGATTACAGTTTCTTCAGTTTCAATTCTGTTTTCATTCATATCCCCTAAAGTAACTTCTCCATCAGATTTTTCTTCAGATTCTGGCATTATGTCAGTAGCTCCTACTTGAACTTGTCCGTCTTGGATAACAGCTGTAGCTCCAGCTTCTAAGCTTTCAATTAAAGACTCAGCATATCTTGAACATTTTTCAGCATATTGAACGGCAACTTCAACTTTTTCTACATCTCCAGTATCTTCACTTACAGGTATTTCTACATTGATTGCAGGAGTTTCATCTCCTTCAACTGTAACATCTACATCAGAATTACCATCAGCAGTAACAACTGCGTCAGCACCATCCGCTGCATCGGCTGCGGCTGCTGCAACTTCAGCTTCTCCGTATAAAGTTGGTTTATGGAACATACCGAATCCGATTGAATGTTCTCCTATTTTTTCCCAAGCCATTTATGTTTACCTCCTAATTTATTTATTAATTTTTACATCTAAAAATATGTTTATTTTGTCAATTTCACGACATTTAACGCATATTTCTATACTTACCATATTTAACATCTTCCATATCGGATTGGAGTTTTTTAATACTATCCTCAATCATTGTCAAACGAATATCAGCACCCACACTTCTATGCTTTAACTCTTCTAATGTAAGATGCATATCACGAATAGACTCGTTTATATGAGTTATCTCCACAGCTTGTTGGTAAACCATGATAGCAACTGATATAGTTCCTATTATAGCAGCTGATAGAAGTGTTGTAAGTATAGCACCAATATTATCTGCTAACGCCGAAAATGGTGATTTCTCTTTTGACATTTAACTCCCTCCTAACTATGTGAATTATTCCTTACCTTTTCCTTTACCTTTCTTTTGCTTAGGTTTTCCACTTTCCTCTCCAGCTTCAGTTTCTTCTGTTCCGGTTTCTTCTCCTTCTTCAGAAGTTTCTTCAGATTTAACTTCTTCTACTTCAGCCTCTTTTTCATCTTCTTTAGTTTCTTTATCGGCAGTTTCTTTTGCTTCATCTAAAGCTTCTTTTACAACTTTATCATCAATATATCCTAATTCATAGAATTTATTGTAAAGCTCTTCTGTTAAAAGAACTGGTGGTTCCACATTATGTACATATATATTAAGTACACCCATAGATTGTGCAGCTATTATCTTATCCATTCCAACCCATATAGGATTAACTATAGGAATTGGATATGGTAGTCCACCAAATTCAGAAACACTTTCTCCTTTTTTAGAATAAGCAGTTATAAGTAACTGTCTTTCGTTTGTATTTGACATATGTCTTACCTCCTAATTATTATAATTGATAAACTGGTTCTTCTTCCTGATGTTCTATGATAGCGATAGTATCTTTATTATCTCTATAAAGTCCTATATCTATACAATGAACTATCTCAGGAATAGTTATAAACGCCATTATAAAATCCATACTAAACCTCCATTACATTTCCATAGCATCATCAAGTAAATAAGATGGGTCACGCTGAGACCCTTCAATAGCATTTCTTAAAAAATAAAGTACTATAGGCATAAGCATATAATACTCTAAAGTATTCTCAACTTGTATTTCATCGCATATTTCAAGTATCTCTTTTGGATTTTCTATTATATCTTGAATATATGCAATTATCGAACTATCAGCATCTAACTTCTTTTCAAACGCTTTCTTGAAATTATCAATCTCAGACTTTCTTACATTTGTAGGTTTATTATTCGAATGCTTAATGATAAACTCAGCTGTCTTATCGGACGGAAATCCTAAAGACATCACAACTGTATCAGGTTTCATATACATATTGAGTGCTGTTAAATACCTATTTGCTGGAAACCATTTCATTAAGTTTAAATACTTTCCACCTTCATCAAAGTATTCGGGTTTAAATCTCATAAATAAACCTAAAAAAGAAGTTAAATCATCATATATTAAATCGGCATACATAGAACCTTCAAAAGAAAAAGGTGTCATATCCTCATGAACTAGAATAAGCTCTTGAGAATAAGTCTTTGTAAACTCATACATTATAGGACGAAGTCTTCTTTGAAACTCGACTACAAGTGGAGAATAATACACCATATCTATTGGATGCTCAGGGTTATCTTCACATACATGAGAATACAAAAGTAAATTATTCGTATCATCATAGAAAGTCTCCAAGTATTCTCTATTAAGTCTTCCAAATACAGCAACTAATCTTTTTATATAAGCCACAGTTCCTATATCTAAAAGTGATGCTTTATTATCTCCTACATTTGTAAGCACAAAATCATACTCATTTACACATTGCTTATCAAGTTGCCTAAATTTCTCAGGCTCCTTTTGTAAAGCAGCATAATATGTATATCTAAGTCTATAGTGTGGGTCCTGTAATACATTTGTAGGGTCAGCTACTGTTACTTTAAAAAGAAGTGTAGGACCAGATGGTATAGCTATTATAAGGAAATCTCCAGTAAGCGGATTAAATGATGAAGGTATAAGCCCTTCATTATCAAGCTCTATAGTTATTCCTTTAATATCTGTCTTTCTAGTTTCTCTATTGAACTCTTTAAAAGCATATATTGGTACATTATTAATCTTATTGTATCTTACGGGAGATTTATCTGATATAAAATCATTTACTTGTCCCATACCTTTTGATACTGTAGAATCAGCATTAGATATATTATAATAAGTGCAGAAAATTGGTTTTGATTCCATTCTTCTTATATTATTTTTATAATATCCTCTATTCTGATTTGCTAGAAGTTTATTGGTTGTGTCTACGGTTTTATCGTATAAATTACCCAACTAAAGACACCTCCTTTTATTTGTAAAATATCTATAAAGCTGTTCGTTACCCTCAAAAACAGCCCTTTAGTTAAATATTTTAATAAAATAAGGAGGAAATTAAATGGATAATATAATCTTATATGATGGTATATATCAAGCAGAAGTTGATGAGTTTAGATACGCTGAGGCTGAGCTTGTTGTAGCATCTAATTATATAGATAACTTATTCTTTGACTTAGTTCGTGGATTTAATGAAGATATTGTTATGTATAGTGAATCTGATGATGAAGGTGGAGCTAAACAAGGATTCTTCAAAAGAATATGGGCTATGTTCAAGAAGTTTTGGAAAGCTATAATAGACTTTATTAAAAATGTATGTAGAAGAACTTTAGAAATCTTAGGAAAACCTTTTGGATTTAAAATGAATAAAGCTAATAACTCAGCTGGTGGTGGAAGTGGTGGTGGAAGTTCAGAAAGAACTGAAGCTTCTAAATCAAATAGTCCAATAGATAAAGGTAATGGTTGGACAGTTTTAAAAGAATTAGGACAACTTCTTAATTCAACTGTAGCTTATATTAAAACACCACACGATATAAGTAGAGAAAAAATATCAACAGTTGATGGTGTGCAATTACCTAGTATTTATAATCAAAGTAGTATAGATAGTTATGATGCTTTTGAAAGATACTTAGGAGACAATAAAACGAGCGGAACTGGACTTAAAAATATTTTAGCTAATATAATCGAAGAAACTAAGAACTTAAAATCTTTTGATGATAAAAAATCTTTAGAAAGTTTAAATCCTAAAGCTTTAAACCTAATGGGATTTTCTGGTGTATCGTATTATGATAAAGCTAAAGTACATAGTAATATCTCTGTAAAATTCGAAGTACCTACTAAAGATAAAGAAGATGAGTTAAAATCACTTATCGCTATTCTTAGTAGTGCTACTAAAGTTGTAGAAAATACAATGACTTGTGGAAGTCTTACTCTAGCATCTCTTGAAAATTTAGATAAAGCGGCAAATGATAAAGAAATAGCTGATGAATTATTAAGCTTATATCAAAGCTTATTAGCTCCAGCTAATCTTAATAATTATGCACAAGGTGTTGATAATGGACTTGCATCATTTGTGAAAGATGAAGATAAATTATACGGAATACCAGTTAAAAATATAATACCGTTAGTTTCTGTATATTATCTATATTCATTTGGAGAATCTAACTTAACTGGAATTATAAAGAAAGAAGACTTTGTTTCAGCTGTAGGTAAAATATCAGCCGTTAATAAATATTCAGACTTTAAACCTGAAAGTTTTGATGTAAACGGAAATGTTCTTAAAGGAACTATGTTTAAAGATGGAGATATAGTTGGTAAAAATCTAACTACTTTAGAAGCTAAAGGTGGAGCACCTTTATCAAGTTTAACATACAAGATTACAGCTGGAAGTGGCTTTGATGCGAACGGATATAAAACATATGAAGTTGTAGCAAAAGATATATTAAGAACAAGCATAAAAGGTTTGTCTACGATTAAAGAAACTTATGAAGGTAAAGGTAAGAATGATACTTTCAAAAACTTAAGAGAAGGAAATACTAAGAGTTCGTCTACTCTAGCAAAGGGTGTAATATCTAACGCTTCTCAAGTATTAAAACAAGTTACATCAAATATCGGAAATCTTATGAATGCTATTATTCGTGTAGATAATGCTTGTATATCATTACCTTATATAATGGCTTGTCTTTATAGAGCTAACTATGTTCATATTATGTGGGATAGAGCTTGTTATGCTAAATCTTTCTTAGAATCTCAATTAAAGAATAACGCTGAACTTAAGAAAGATATAGAAGCTAAAGGTAAAAAAGTTGAAACTTTAGAATCAGATTTAAAGCAAATATTTACAAATTATAACGCTAGCTTAACATTAAAACTTGGTAAGAAAGCTAATAATTAAGAAGGTGATACGGTAGATTACAACAAAAGAAAGACTTTCTTAAAAAGACACAAGAGTTCTCTATTAATTTACTTGCTATACTCAATCAATCTATAGCACTAGGACCTATGTGTGTAAACAATTCAACAAACGAAGTTTATAAAGAAATATTAAATGATATAGTTTTAATATTTATACATGTAATGTCACAAACTACAGATTATATTTAAAAATATATCCTCTCCAAATGGAGAGGATATATAAATTCTATTTTTCCGCTATTTTAGCTTTAATACCTTCACATACTGATATAAATGTTACGTCATCTTCTATAGCTTTAACTATAGGATTTATACTATTTTTAAGCATAAAGGATAATATATTTACAGAATGTGCTGTACATGTTATCATAGCAAGCGATATATTTATAGCTTGCTTAGACGAATTAGTATTCCATACTTTATTTTCTGATGATGTTACATTATATTTCGCTATACTCTTTTGTATATAATTACCAAGTTCAGTTAATTTATTTAGAATAGATTTCATTTTATTCATATCTGGCTTATTTTCACCGAAGATTCTTTGAAATCTTGTTAGTAAATTGTATTCGACATATTTAGTTCTATTTTTACCATAAGATGTACCAATAAGAGTACCTTTATCGTCGGTTACTAGACTATCAACAACCATATCAGCGTCTTCAATATTTGTAACAGTTTTAAATTTATCTATCTTAGTTAAAGCATCTGATATTTTGATATATCCACTAGCTACAGCAGGCTTACATCTATTAGCCATCTTTTTCATCAAATAAGCATAATACTTATCAGGGTCTTCTTTCGCATCATATTGCTTACCTATCTTTTGTCCTTCTATTCTGACTAAATCTGGAAATGTATCTCCAATTTGATTTTTCATTTCATCAATTATATCTTTAAAATAATCTTCTTCTATAGCACTACCTGAGTATTCAGTTAAAGCTCTTAATACACCAGCTTGTGTTACATAAGCGGCAGCAACCATTGAATCAAAATTACGAACAGTATCAACAATGAAATCTTCCATCTTTATTTTAAGTGTATTATCACTATTTATAGTTTGAATTTCTTTAAAAATATCCATTTCAAATATATAGTATGGATTCGATTTTAATATACTACTATAAGTTCCACCAGTCGGACGTTTATCTGCTTTTAAGCATTTATTTATTATAGCTACAATTTGATTAGGTTTTATACTTTCTGGTATAACTATAGCGGATGTATTACCGTCATCAGCTTCGACTCTTATACTATTTAAAATATTTTCAACATAATTTTCAATTTCTTTTTTATCTATAGATTTAATTTTATCTAAATCAACTTGTTGTAAAATATTTTGTACAGTTAGCACTGGTATACTATCAGTATATAAGTCTTGTAAAATATGTTGTTTATGTTTTGGAGTTGCAGGCATACCAGAATTCATATTAACACTAGCAGAGCCTCCTCCACCTCCACCTGAGTATGACACAGAGCCACCTTTAAATTTCTTAATTATAAATCTACCTATTAACGCTATAATTACAGCAATCAATATTCCTTTAAATCCTAAAAATATCTTTAGCATTAAAGCTATTGCCGATTTTATAAATGCTAGTATCCCAGCTATTACTCCGGCAGCTTCGCCATATAAATTCATTCTACTCATTATTTCTTCTTTCTCAAGAAGAATAGGTATTTCTCTTAAAGCTATCTGACCTTCTATAAAATTCATATCAGTTTCATCAAACTTAAATCCTTCGGAATATAAATTTATATCTTCAGAAAAATTATTTTGTGAATCTAAATATATATTCATAAAACTTCCCATTTATATTTACCTCCTAATTATTTTATTTTTATTCTAAAATGCTGTTTTAGAGTAATTTAAGCGGAGTTTAAAACAATACTCCCGAAGGAGTATTGTTTATTAACTTACTATTTTTGACCATCTTTATTTTTATCAGTCACCGGTGCATTAGATGATTTTCTAAGTTCATCTAATTTAGCACAGATAGGTTTCATAAATGCTATTAACTTGTCTAATTGAATTTTAGCTGAGTTATAAGCAGTTATAACAGCTGTAGATATATTCGCTACTATTGTTGAGAATTGAGTAGAAGCTCCCACCATTTGTTGAGCGAAATCTCCTGTTGCTTTTTCTTTATCATCAGTAGTTGTATTAAATGATTGTGCTTTACTTTCAGCTTCACTTAATAATTGCTTAAGTTCATCTAATTTTTCTTTGTATTGTCTAGCACCTTCATCTAAAGCTTTAGATATATCATCAAATTTTAATGCTCCTGTAGTAAATATATCTTTATATGCATTAGTAGCATAGTCGGCGATTTCTTTACCAGTTATTTTCTTATCTCCAGATTCCCACAATTTAGCTAAAGCTTCTGCTGGTTTAATTTGAGAAGTTGGATTTAAGTCAACTCCAGCTTTATCAGTACTTTCACCGATAGCTTTCTTATAGATAGTTTTAGTTAAAGCGTCTACATTATTTAAAGTTCCTTGGAATTTATTTAATGCGTCTTTTGCCGCTTTAGCATTTGTATTATCAGTTTTTGCATCTTTGATAGCATCTTTCATTTTATCTATAATATATTTAACATTCGAATCATTAGCAGTGTCGAAATCTGTTGCTAATAATTTTCCATCACCTAATACACCCATTACAATTTTTGTAATAGCAGCTAATTTAATTTCTCTTACGCTTAAAGAAGCTCCTTCTGTATAAGTTCTATCTTTAGCAGCTTTCAATACATCTTCAATATATATAATATCAGTTCTGTAAGATTTGTTACTTCTGAATCTTCCAAGTAATTTGATAACGAACTCTTTTGCTTTTTCATAAAGTTTAATAAGTCCATTAACTATTTTCTTGAAGAATCCACCTTCAGCTTCTGCATAGAAGAAAGCTCCTATTAAAGATAATCCATTTCTTTCCATTAGCTCAGATGTAGCTTCAGCATATAAATATCCATCTCTTTCCATTCCAATAGCAGCTTCTTGATATTGAATGTAGCTTTCCATAACTTCAGCTTCAGAAGCTTCACCAACAGCAGTGCTACCATACAAACTTCCAGCTTTCATAGCATTTTGTGCTTCACCGTATAGTGTTGCAAATATATTTGCCATATTTATTTACCTCCTAATTTTATTTTAATTTTTAATATTTTTAACTACCACTATGTTATTTTTACACGAAATAGCACATAAATAGTATATTTTGATGTTCATACGAAAACAGTCACAAACACTTTAAATAGTTAAAATATTTAAAATAAGGAGGAGAATAATTATGTCCGATATAAAAAGAATGGTTTTTCTTCCACTTGATAAGAAGCATCAAAACTATAATGAAGCTGATATAGTGGTAGGAGAACTTGTCATAGATAGTGAAACAGGATATGCTTGGCTTAAAGTTAAGTCAGGAGAGCTTATTCCACTTCGTGGTGCAGGATATATAGATTTACTTAATTATATAAATTCTACAATGGCAATAGGAATAGAGCCTAAAGATATACATTCATTCTTGCTGGATACAGCAAATAAAATTCCTAGTAAGAATATACCTACTGGACTTTTAAAAGTAAGAGTTCCAATAGGTGGTAATAAAACTGAGTTTAAAGAAATAGGTATAGTGACAGATGGTGCAAATTGTGTTATCTATACTGGAGAGACTAAGCCTGATGGTAAACCTAAAACTACTACAGTTACAGATGTATACTTAGATTACAAGACTTTTAAGACAGCTACAGAAACTAAGCTTCAAAATCACGATACAAGAATAGAAGCTGTAGAAACTGAGGTAAATCAAAGAGCAAAAGATACTAAATTATTTTATGATAAGTTTACAGCAAATGATGCAGCTGATTTAGTATACTGTATTAATCCTGATAATAAGGCTACTAAACCAACTGAACCTACAAACTATCTATTCGAAACTACTATGGTTTTAGGTATGGATAATGGAGAGTCTGTAAATAGGCATTCACTTGGCTATCATATGGATTATAAAAATCATAGAATAGATAAGGATAATGCTTATGTGAGAGATATAGGTAATAAAGTAGATTTATCAGTTCTTTTCTATTATAAAGACGAAAAGGTATGGGTAAGACCCACACAAATAGATGGGGAGTTTATACTTCGTGATAAATCACCAAATGGTGGTTCATTTTTACCTTATACTGGAGAAGTTACTAAGATAAGTTTTGCTGCTTCTGGTTTAACACCGGGAGATTTAATTACTCCTTTAAATGCTTCTAATAATGAAGAATCTGTATCATTTACTTATAATCAACCAAATCATGGACTTCCACCAATGTCAGCTTGTTATTTTGATAAGACTGATAATAAATGGAAACTTGCAACTTTAGAAAACCGTGCTAAAGCTATAGTAGTACCTATTGATAATAACTGGCTTACTATATATTCAGCTGGACATATTAAAGTGCCTGAAAATGCTAAAGCAAACCTAAGAGATGAAGATTTCGTTTCAAATGAAATGTATTATCTGAATCAAAAGATAGACGGTGGATTTCAACTCGAATATCCAGAGTTTATCTATCAAGAACTAGGTTATGCTTATTTAAAATACGGTGTGATGTGGTTTGCAATCCATATAGATACTCCAGTTGAGCTTATGCCGTATACAGTTAAGAACTTAGCTTCAAAGGCTGAATTATCACAAAGACAACTTGTAGTCCAACTCGCAACTCCAGATATAGCAAAACTAGATGAACCACTAGGCACAGTTATGACTGTTGCTGATGATAGTGGAGAGGAAACTTGGCATATAAGAAAGATACAAGCTACAAGAAAAGATGAACATAGTATACAAACAGCTAATGGTTTATGGGCTAATATTATAGAAGTATCTGGAAAAATAAAAGAAGAAGATATGGCTGGTAAGCTAGATAAAGGTGCAAACTTTGATAAATACAAAGCTGAATATCCAGATGCTGTTGCGATAATTGAAAAGATATTAAATGGTATAGGTTATAAAACTGGTGATAGATTAAAGACTTGGCAAGAACTTATGGCTGATTTAGAGTTATATGTAAAGAAAGAGCAAATAACTCAAAGTATGAGAGAAAATAGTGTAGAGAAGATACCATCAGCAAATATCTTCAATCAGCTTCTAAAACTTGTAGAAGATATTAAACTTGGGCATACTGGTTCTATAGTACCACAAGAAAATACAGCAGTTCACATACAATCTGGAATACTTCAAAGAACAGCTGTAACCATTCAATCAAATGTCGATGTTTTATATAATCCTGTCTTATTTATAGACGGTCAGCAATACGATAAAGCATACTGGTCATTTGATGCAAATACCGGTATCATAACTTTAAATGAGCCTTATGATATGTATACAGATGCTAGATGGACAATATTTGATGTATTTCCTACAGATATTAAATATATATCAGAAAGTGTGGGAGCTATAGAAATAGCACCATATGCTCAATCTTTAAAGCACGACGATGTTGTAAAATGTTTAGGTGCAAACTCAAAATATGACGGTGGATATCAACTTCGTATGTTTGTAGACAATAACGATTTAAGACGGGGTGGAAAATGGGGTATTTTGGAAAATCAACCTAAAGTAAAATTTAGAGACGGTTGGCTTGTAGAACTTCCTTATACTCATGTAAAAAGAGAACTTGATTTAAAACTTAATAAAGAAAGATTCGATGTTTATGTTAAAAAGAACTCTGTATATACTTTAGAAGATACATCTACAGATAATATAGAAGGTATAGGATATGTGAAAGGAACTTATAAGCTTAAATCGGAAAATGAGCTTACATTAAGATTTAATATAAAGGTAACTAAAGATTTGCTTGTACAAGAGCCTAAAGCTAGCGACCCTTTAAAATCTATGCAAATGGATTACTTAAGATTTGTAGCTAACTTACCAGAAGGTATAAATAAGGCTAACTTACTTTTTGACCAAGCTCATATATCAGTATATGACTTTAAAGAAGAACCAGATTTTGTAGACCAAGATGAATATAATTTCACTAATAGTCAAAGTCAAGTTCTTTCAAGAAAAACTAGAATTAAAAAATTTGGTTTTGGTATACTTTATCAATATGTAGCTGATATAAGACCACTTATTAAGTATGACGGACTTGAAACAAGACCAACAACAGCTGGAAATAAAAATAGAGACGGTTCTCTTGAATATCTAAATGATATGTCTGTAAATCATGATGTATATGTAGAATTAAAAGGAATAAATAGAGATAATGTAGCTGTAGGAGAAGGAAGATTTGGAACTAATCCTATGGAACCCAAGTTTCCTAATCATAATGCATTTATACTTTTAATTCAAAGATACTTTGAAGGTTTAGCTATAGGTTTTGATAAGCATATAGGAGAAAACTATTATCTTAATGTAACTATTAAAGTACCTATGATATAAGGAGGATAACTAAATGAAACATACACCGAATAAAACTCATATATATTCTAAAGATGGTAACTTTATAGCAACTCAGCCATATAAGTTATCAGATTTTAATGAAGACCCTAAAAAGTTCTTTGATAGTTGGGATAATTCTATGATAGCTACAGATACTTGGTATGATTATCCTTGTCTTGACGGAACTAGAAGAGGGATAAGAGAGATGACATCTGAAGAAAAATTAACTTCAGGTAAAGTTAATTTGCAAGACGGTCAAATGCTTGACCCTATGACAAATAAGATAGTATCTATTCCTATTCCAGAATGGCTTTTAAAACCTAGATGGAACGATAAAAAGAATGAATGGTATGAAGGTTCAACTCTTGATGAACTTCATGACTATATAGTAGAGATGTCTTATAAATGGAGAGATGAAAGATTTGAAGAAGGTTTTGATTGGATAGATAGAAAAGGTATAAAACATCATCAAAGAGTAAGAGAAAAAGACAGAGCTAGATTCTTAGAAACTAAAACTGTGCTTGAAATTACAAAAGATATAGACCCTAAGCAGACTATAGAATGGCAATTCTCAGATGAAGATAAAGCTGAGATAAACTATGATGACGTAAAGCAACTTATCATCTTTGGTGGAATGCTTATTCAAGTAGGTTATAGAGTTAATGCTGCTTGGAGAGGTATACCTAAAGAAAAAATAGATTTAAAGATACATACAAGAACTAACTTCTTTAATACTATTGACGATAACTTTAAGAAACTTATTAAAAATCTATTACCTAAACTAACTCCATTAACACCAGCTCAAGAAGATTAAAAAAAAAAAATGTGGTGGCTATATGCCACCACTATAAATTATACTTATAAAGTTCCATAGGTTTTGACATATCTCCTACATCTTTTGACAGTCTATTTCTAACCACAGATATATCTTTAATCCTATATTTTATAGGTTCTATAAATGATTTAATCTTTCTATCATCTACATCAAAATCAGCTACATACACAAAATGCTTATAAGGATAATATTTAGTTAAATCTCTTATAAGTCCAGCATGTCCTGATACATGAGACGCACACCATATACCATTACAATCAGGCATAATATACTCCATAGTATTTATTATATCAAATGTACCTTCAGCTATACAGATGTAAGTATTATCATCTTCGTATATATTATTCTTCTCAACTGTATATGGTTTGTGAGTTACAAATCTTGTAATATTTGATGTATCAAGAAATGATACTTTAATATATCTTTTATCTTTACTGATATTTTCACCAATATTACGAAGTAATATATTAGTACCTGTAGGATTTAGAAAACCTATAAAGTTATTATCCTTTATGTAATCTGTAAGTCTTTTTATACTATCTTTAGATATAGTGTCTTTATTAAGTTCTATAAAGGATTTAATATCTTCAACTATTCTATATTTATTTCTCATATTATCATCTAATTTCTTATTAGTTCTTCTTAAAAAATATTCTTGTACTTCTTTATTCTTATCAGTTTTTATATCAAGATGAAGCTCTTTATTTACTTCTTCATGTATCATAGCTTCTGTATTTGATTTTTGTTTCGATACAAACTCTGATATATCTAAATCATATATTCCCATATCTATCAAATGCTTTCTTGTTAAAATTCCAGATGCTGTACACTTAAGTTGAAAGCAATGTACTATCATAGCATTATCTTGAGGAGATATACGAATATTACAATGTCTTGTATGTGGATTTGGACTGTCTCCACAGAAAGGACACGAAATGGTGTACCATACACCATTCCCTTGTCTTCTTGCATTAAATCTAGTCATCAGTATATTTATGAGCTTTTCTTTTGGGTTCATAGACTATCTTCTCCAATCTATTACAACTCTTACAAAGAAATACACCATAAGAACTACTACCATAAAATCAAAAAACTCAAATTTATTTTCAAGTTTTATATAATCATTTATATACCCATAAATACACGCAACTGAAAGTGCAAGACCTGCTGTTCTTAGCAAACTATCTATAAATATAAATATCATTCTCATATTACCCTCCTAATTAGCTACAATTCTAAAAGCTTCTATCATATCATCATATTGTATTTCAAGAAGTTTCTTAAGTTTATTATAAAGCTTTACATTCCATCTTCTCAAATCGTCCATATCAGCAACATGTGTTTTACCGTCGATTGTAGTAGATGTATATACTTCTTTCTTATCATCTAACATCAAAAATACCTTATTAGTTATCAAATCAACTATATTTTTATTAATATCCAGTCTATCTAAATAATCTGGGATATTATCAAGTGCTTTATTTGTATCTGTCAAATACGCTGATGGTACGTCACTGTCTACATTTATTATATAATTTAAAGTCTTAATCTTCTCTTGTATTGTATACATTATATAGCATCTTGCACAATTTCTAGGATAAACTTTATCTGTATATTTAGAAAGTTTTATTCCAGTTATTCCTTCTAGTTCTGGAAGTTCTAAATGATGAAGAATAAAAGCATACTTAGGATATCTCTCTTGAGATTTGATAACATCTCCATTCATCTTATCATAAAAAGCATCCCAAATATATTCAAGTCCTTCACCAGCATATTTCAAATACTCATCTGTACATTTATTATTTTTAATTATCTCAGATATCTTACTGTGTAAATCTTTATAGTATGGTAAACTTTCTATATTTACTCTGTATTTAGTTCTAGCATGAAAAACACCTTTATCATCAGCTATAATTTGTCCATGATTTTCATTTGGCGTTAGTACAATACTATATGTGATTTTAGATACTCTTCTTGTCTCTTTAGAATAATCAACCAAAGCTACAATTCTTGCTGTATGATTTTCGATACTTATATCATTTCTTTCAAGTCTTTTCTTATTAAATATTATAGAGAGGATTAACTCGTAAGGTAATCCTCTTTGTTTACAAACATCCTTTATATTGATAAAATTGAATACATCTCTCATTTTATACACTCTTTCTTACTCAAAATATTTATCTATCATATCTTCTGTCCAAACTTCTTCCTCATCTTCACCAAACTCTATCTTTGATACTCTTGTTTCTTTAGGTTTGAAGAACTCAGTTGCAATTGTTAAGAACTCTAATAGTTCATCTCTTACAACTACTTCAGAGCTTTTAACCATTTTATCTATTCTTATAGAATACAAATATTTCTTTTCAACTATATGAGTTAAAGCATTTAAAGAACCGTCTATATTTGCTGATATATAAACTGGTATCTTATCTTCTCCAAACTTCTTAAAATCGTCTAAAGTAACTTGTGCATTATTTACAGATGAGTATATCTTACCTAAAAGTCCCATAGCGAGTTTAGGAAATCTCTCAACTATCAAATCAAATATATGAAGTATAAGAGTTCTATATTCATTCATAGTTAAAACATTGACAGGTTCTGATATAGCATATCTTATATTAAGATATAAGGATATCATAAGTTTTCCTAAATTATGCTTATAGATGTTTACAGATTGTGCCATTATTAAAGTATCTGACTTTATAAGAGATAAAGCTTCTTTTACAGCTTCTTCCTTTATATCTACAAGATATGAATAGTTCTCTTTATTCTCATTTATTCTAGCATCAAACAAATCCTTTTCTGCACCTAAATCAGCACCTTCACTTTTCATAGAATAAGGTGGCTTAAAATTCCTTATTACATTTACTAGAATATTATTAAGAGTAGAAGATAGATATTTTGCTATCTTCATAAAATAGAACTTTCTATCTTCAGGTCTCATACTCTTATCATCTGGGTCAAAGTCATCTTTTTCCTCATTCTTCTTCTCTCCAGAATCTGTATAGTTTACTACATCTTGTGGCAAAGATGGTACAATTCTGTGTATTCCATTAAACATTTCATATACTACCTTTTGATATAAACTATACTTATTAACTCCTACAACTGAGAACTTCTCAATTATAGTCTTATCTGTATTTAACTTATTATCAATATAAGGTGCTAAATATTGATATATAAATCTATCCTTAAACTTTCTCTCTAAAGACCCTATATATTCCGAATAATGCTTTCTTACAGTATTTTGATATATTACATCTATAAGTCCTTCATCGCCTTCAATATTCGTTCTACCAAATAAGGCATCTGAAACTTGAGATACATAATCTCCATTATCCATTACAGTTAGATAACTTATATAAAATATTCTTGAAAATGTAAATAGAACTGAGAATGTATAAATATCAAATGATGTAAGTCTTGCATCTTGTATATCCCCATCTTGTATATTATCAACCGCTATATTATATGTGTATCTATCGACAATATCAAGTATTCTTTCATCTTTTGCGAAAGCATTCAAAGTTTCTGTAAAGTAATGCTTCTTGGCTGCAACTGAATTCCATTCTTCTCCTTCAGGTGTCTTTTGGAACTCAATTATAAACGATACTTTCTTTTGTATCGTTGGATGCTGAAGTGATGTTACAAGTGCAAATAGTTTTGATATAAGATACATATAATCTGTATCATCAGGGTCTTCATAAAGTGGTGGATTTTCTTTAACCCAAGTTATCATTCTATTTATGGCATTTACAATAGATACAGCTGTTGCCATAGTCATTCCACCACTTGTTTTTGCTCTTTTAAAATTCAAACTATTATTTCCTATATGGAATATAATATTCTTATCCTTTTCAATAAACTTTGCGTAAACCATTTTCGTTTTTCCTCCCTTTTATTTATTGTCACTAATATTATATATAATTAAGATATGGTATAACTTTCAAATCCCCTACAGGTGTCATCTCTAAAACTCCTATTGTATCAGCTTCAGTTGATGAGAAGTATTCATTGTGAGATATAGCAAATACCTGTAAATCCTTAACAGACGCGAAATTAACTATTATATCTAAGAACTTTCTTTTATTTTCTTTTGATAGAGTTGCATCCATTTCATCAAGTATAAAGATATTATAGTTAGGTATCATTACACTATTTAGTGCAAGAGTTGTAGCAAGAGCCATAATGGCTTTTTCTCCATCACTCATCTTAGATATATCATCTGATATAAAATTATCTTTTTGTACTCTTATTATAAAGTCTTTTGCTGTTATTTCAAAATCATGAACTCTATAAGGAATATCAGTAAGCTCTAAGAAATTATTTGTAATCTCTTTAAGATTTAGAATTATTCTTCTCATAACTTTAACTGGTAAGTGCTTTATAAGAGTTTCTCTTATCTTTTCTGTATCAGCTTCATCAATAGTTGCTTTTTTAAGTTCTTCTTCTATATACTCATGTAAATTTATATTAAATTCAACCTTTTTTAAATCTTCATTTAATAATTCTATCTTACTATCAGTATCACGAAGTTTCATCTCAAGCTCTATCATCTCTTGCTTCTTTTCTTTCTCGTTAGCTATAAGATTACGAAGATATAATGTATCAGCAAGTATCTTATCTTTTTCTTTTTCTAAATCAACCTTTGACATATCAAAAAATAAAGACTTTCGTGTGTCTTCACTTATTTTAGGAATAGTATCTTTAATAGCTTGCGATTTTTCTATAAGTTCATTATATTCTTTCTCCCAGTTATCTATAGATACCTTTATTCTTTGAAAATCTGTGTTTGTAGCTTCTTTATAACTATCTGAAATAGACTTATAAGATAAGTATACTCTAGTATTATAAATTATATCTTCAACTATATCATCATGAGATACAAAACCGTCTATTTCTCCTACGACTTCTAATACATCTTTATAATCATTTACAGTCTTTTTATAAAGCTCAGCTATTCTAAGACCTTCATTATACACTTCTGATTTTCTTAAAAGTTCTTCAGCATCTTCAAGTTCCTTTTTCTTATTAATAAGATTTGTAGATATAGTTTCATATTTATCAACTCTATCTCTCATCTTTAAAAACTCTTGTCTTAGTTTACAAGATGTATCTTTACAAGTTTCAGGTGGTTCTATAAGTAAATCTCTTGATACATAATTAGTTTCCTTTTCTTGTTCAAGATTTTCTATATCATACATTATTTTCTTATTTAAAGCTATTACACTATCTATATCATTCTTCTTACCTTCCCATATATCATTTATACTAACTATATGAGAAATGTCCTCTAACTTATTTCTATAGTCTTTAATAGTATTATATGAATATATAAATCTATCCAAATCCACTTGAGATTTTAAATACTTCTTATCTTTACTAAACTTTAAAAATTCATGACTTTCTATCATAGATTTTAAATCAAGTATATCTATAGCTTGAGCATTTTCATATTGTGTCATTTGCATTTTAGCTTCAGCTATATTTTTGAGAATAGACGACATATTACCTTCGAGTAAAGTAAGCTCACGCTCTTTAGCTTTCATATTAGCTTCTAGTGAACCTAATATCTTATACTCATTTATAGTAGATATGATATCAATTACTATATTAAAGTCTTTATCTAACTTATCTAGTTTATCTATTGTAGATTGAAGTTCATCATCACTCATACAAGTATTTTCAGACTTCACTTTATTTTTAAGACTTGTAAGTTCTTCTATTTGATTTTTAATATTTCTTCTATCTAAATGTAAACTATCAATACTAGGTAAATTCGTAAGTTCTTTTTCTTTCGCTTCTCTTGTCTTTTTAGCATGAATGTATTTTTCTGATATAACTTTTATTAAATCTTTAGTATCTCCAATAGGAGATATAGATTGCATATAATCCCTTCTTGCACCAGACTTCATATTTACTATACCCTTTTCTTCTGAATTAAGATATGTAAGTTTTGCAAGTTTTGTATCAAGTCCTATCATTTGCTTTATTCGAGTTTTAACTTCAGTTACAGACGATGAAGCTACAAGTTGAACTTGTTTTCCGTTTTCTATTTTAGATAAGTCAGCTACACAACTATGAGATTCTCCTTGAGGTCTATAGATATAATGTACTTTATAATCTTCATTATTAAAAGTGAAATAAACTATCTTTTCTCCTATTTCTCCTTCAACTATATCATAACCATCTCCTAAAGATGGAAGTAAGTTAAGCTCAGATGCTAGAGTTGATTTACCAGTTCCATTATCTCCCACTATCATAATAGTAGAATATTCTTGAGGAAATTCTATATCAATAGTAGTTCTTTTAGTTCCTTTTATGAATCTATTAAAATTGGAAAGTATTATTCTTTTTATCTTTACCATAATTTTCTCCTTTTTAAAAACAAACTCTATTTGTGAGTTTTACAAAAAATAAGAATAATGTGGGGTTTAAACCCCACATTTTAATCATCATTGTCATCTTCATATTTTTTTATTTTCTTCCTCAAGTTCTTCGATTTCATGAAGAATTTCAAAAAGAGAACTACCACAAATACGAAACATCACATCTACAAATATAAGCACTGCTATACCACCAGCAATAGCAGCTACTAAACCCGCGAGTATATACAATAATATTTCTACTATCATAATATCTCCTTAGTATCTTAGTTCATCTAATTTATAAACTCTATCATCTACGATAAGAGTCTTATAATGTTCAAGTCTTTCGATTTCTCCATCAATATCTTTAGATAATTTATTAGCATCCTTTATTTGATACTCAGTCATATATTGTAAATGATTGAATATTTGCACCTTTACAATTTTCAAATCATTTATAATAATATCACAACTTTCCTTTGAGAAAGCTTTTAACTTTCTCACATTGTGTATGCTATCGAATACTCTGTCAAGTAAAAGTTGAGGATTTTCTTTTTCAGCTTCAGCTCCACGCTTTAATCCCCATTCTCCTGCTTTTATTCCAAGACACCAACCTAAAAATACAACTAAAATGAAAAACCATATAATTCCGCCGTTCATATAAATCACTCCTTTTAAAATATTATTTTCTTATTACTTTTATCATATATAATTAAAAAAAAAACGAGGTGTTACCCCCGTTTCATTTTAATTCGATTTTAATTTACAACAATTTTCACATATCTGAGTTAAGTTCAAAATTCTTCCACTCATCTCATTAATCTTCTTAAGCTCTATAATATCATTTACGATATCATCATACAATAAATAAGATGAATAAGCAAGTAGTTTCTCTTTTATACACTTAAGCTTATCTATACTTAAACTATTGAATTTAGAAATATTATTTTCTAAACAGAATTTTAAAACGATTGACGCCGTACAATATAT